GCTGACAATGAGCACGCTCGACACCAGGAATTGGTGTAAAGGGTAGCAACTTGTTTCGACGTCCAGATTCTCTATACCGAATAGGTGCAGGAATCCGGTCTGTCCCGTACGGACACTCACTAGGAGGTCGTAAGAGAGAGAGCCAATAGTAGGGATCGATGAAGTGGTCACGCTCGTATCGCTGTTGATAACAGAGATAACGAAAAATGACAGCTCCATTACGATTCCGAACTAAAGGTCTATGAGCCAAATTAAGCTCATCAGACTCTGTAAGCCTAGAAACCTTGACACCACAAATGTCCCCGAAGTCGGAGGGAACGATTTTTACATCGCCATCCGTCAGAAGGTTCAATTCGTGCGCAAGGAAACTAAGCGTACTAGAAATGTCTATATCGGCCCAACGACGGCGCAAGCCGTTGAAGAAACGATAAAGAAGCATCTCGTACGTGGTTTTATCCACATGCGAGGCCTCAGTCCACTTCGGTTGAAATGGTCTGACGTCCAAGCCACGGTAGAAATCACCACCGCAGCTCTCTTTGAACCACCCTTCTGCAAAGCTTTTGGCTTCGTTGATAAGAAATCCGAACTTAGGAGCTATGGTTTTAAAAAAAGGCCATAACTTCTTGTCGAAAATCAGATCGTCGCCGTAACAAGTAATTAAACTTGTTCCGTCGAAATAAACGATGTCCAGTGCTCGCACAAAAGAGTAGAAGACTAAAGTCTGAAGCGGAAAGGTAAAGCCGATACCCATCGTACAGAAAGCAGCAAGATGCTGCTGACTGCCGTCGGGAAGATCGATTTTATCGATGCGTCCGAGGTCGAGTTCTTCGAACCAGACCCGAGGAAGTATCATTTGACAGAATTCACGAGTGATATTATCACTTGCAAGACTCTGATCACATGTTACAAGGTCGCCAGTGGAACTGGCGATCTTCGCTAGGTCACGATGCTGAGACTGTAAAGTTTCAATATCAAGACCATACCGCTTAAGTCTATTCGAAATACATTTACCTAAGCCGTCAGAGCGCAACGCGCCGATGACAGTATTAGGCATTATGCTCCGAAGAGACTTAAAACTTTTAGGAACGAAAGTCAGCTTGAGGCTGTCACATTCAGTGGTTCGTGAAGAAAATTGTTCACGAGAGTCGAGACCGCAGTATTCTGCAGCAAGACGATGATACGCCAAATATTCGCGTACAAACCATTGAATATGGTCAGCTGAGCCGGAAATAGGAAGGCACCACTTAGAACTCTCGCGAGCTCTTCGTGCTGGAACTCCAACGGCTGCACGCTTTCCCATTCGACACGAGGAGATGAATTCATCCCTGTCAAATTCGCCAAGAATATCATGGCAAATGCCTTTCATAGCAAAGACAACAGGTTCGATATGCTTATCGATTCTGTAGTTCCACTGAGAAAGACGCTCTTGATTTGAAACAAACTGGGTAACACCAGCAAGCTGCAAGTCAGAAGCAGACAGCACATCTTCATTGAAGATATGCCTCTTCGCTATCGACAAAACTTGATAGACACATTTGAAAGTGTGTTTATCAGTCTCGTAATAGTGATCGAAATCCAAGGCCCTAAGTCCAAGTACGTCGCGTCTGGATATAATATCCGTCAGCAACCTGCTCAAGTGACTAGGGAAACGAGGAGAGGAAAAGTCGCTCAAAAGCTTGCTTAGTGTATTCCACATAAGCAAGTCCACAGAGTACGGTTTCTGCTGTGATGTCATGTTGAAACTTTCAATATGATTAAGAAAGAGAACCAGTAGTCCAGAAACTAGACGTATCAGTATCAAAAAGCATTTGAGCAGCCAAGACAAGAAGTCTTGAACGCACAGTAGCCTCAGCCTCAGGGTGGATTTCCATTTCTAGACGCATAGTCTGGAAGGAAGTAACACCAGAAGCCAGATTAAAAGGAATCACAAAAGAAAGTGATCTTTTAATTTTTGAATACGATCCGTCAGGTTGAACTGTAGCAGCACGAACTTTGGCTACTACAGATTCACGTAAACGATAGTCGGCCGTTGCCGGCACGATTAAACGAATACCGTTCTGGATGGTTGTACCTTCATCAGCAAAAACAATGTCTGTGCCGCCGGAGACAGCATTAGTGCCGCCTTCTTTAAGAGTCATATTTTTAAGACTCATGATTTTCTCCTGAGAGTAAAAGGATTAAGTTTAAATCCGTAGACGACGAAGATCACCTAGACATTTATTAATGACTAGGGCTGCGGCGTCGACAGACCGGACCAAAGTAAGGTTCGGGTTAAAAACTGGCAGAGAAGGGACTTTAATGTCAACAGTCCGGCTATAGGAGATTTGGGATCTAGTTAGATTCCCAGATGTTCCAGTAGCAGACCAAGTATTATCATAACCGTTCCGAAACTCAACCTTAGTATAGCGCAAAGAGCGCGACTCAGAGGTAAGAGTAGAAGAATAATTTGATACTATTTGGATGTTTGGATTAGGGAGAATGGCATTGAGCCAGTCACCAACATTAACGAACCAATCAACAACGAAAGAGTAGGGAACAAGTTCCCAAAGAGTAGATGGCAAATTGTTTAGAGATAAACCAAGAGCCAGATTCTCAAATGACGCAGCGTCAGGATCATGTATGCGATATCGCACACCTGCCTTGACGCGAGAGTCATACTCAACGTGAAGATCTGCCAGAACGCGTGAATACGAACCGTCATACACGCGACCACTCCAATCCTTCCGGAAGGAAGAACTGGAAGCAGAGGAGGATCTGAGAATCTTATTCGGGAAGCGCTCAGTGCTCAAAGCGGAGGATAAATCCTTCACATCAAGCATGAGAGGTTTCCAGCCATATCTGTACTCAAGCCATGCATTTGCAGAAGCTTTAGAAACAGACAGACCTTGACGAATAAGAGACTTCTGCTTAGTCAGAACAGAGGCAGTCAGCTTCTGTAGAGACGCCAGAGGATGCCGAAGCATCGACAAAGTTTTCAGGGCTTCCGCCGCGAAAACTTGACCCTGGAAGACAGGGCTATTCATCTTAGCATACGCAGAGATGATAGCAGAGTCGACCCGAGTAGGCAAATCAGCAGAGGCCCAAGGCATCAAAGATGATGTAGAGGGCCCTTCAGAGCAATACGCGGAGAAAAGGCCATTTTGAACTACCCGAAGGTAACTAGAAATGGCGTCGCGCCTAAGATAATTCACGGAAGATGGAGTCTCGCTAAGGGACGACACCGAACGTGAACAGGGACTTGATATTGACTCGCCAGCGGAAATCCGCTTGCGAAAGCCAGGATGAGGAACGTCCGTAATAGAACGAACTTCACCATGGTCGGCATAGCCGTTGTCAACATTTTCAGACCCAACATAGGATCCATTTTGATAATACTCGTAGTGCATACGACGTAGCACACGAGATGTCATTTTGGAAACGCGAGTTCTCAAAGTAAA